ATGCCTTTGGACATAACTTTGGTTTCCATGGCGGCTTTACCAGTTTGTGCTTTTGTTAATGCTTGTTGGTCGGCCATAAGACCGACTTCAGCTTGGTTTTTTTGAGATTGCATTCCTAGTGAGATTGCGTCTCTGACGCCTGCTGACATACCGGACATTGCGTTTTCCACTTTCGTGGTTTCCGCATTTCCTGTTGAGCCAGATGGTGTAGATGCTCCGGACATACCGGTCATTAAAAGCGGGTTGATTCCTGCTTTAATAAGATCTTCTTTTTGTCTTTGGAATGCTGTGTTTGACATTTGAGCTTGAAATTCACGATTTTTTTTAGCTTCCGATACGTTTGTAGCGGTAGCTTCACGTGCAATTTCCTTGTTGGTTTCGTTAGCTTCTTTAGCTCCTAGATAATCGAGGCCGCCTGATGTGGCGGCTCCGATAGCTAAGGTTGGATTAAGGGCTGCTGCGCCCCAATTTATTGACATTAGAAGCGTCCTAGTGTTGCAGGAACGCCATAAGTCATCATTGGGCGAGCGTGTTTTAGGTCAAACCAGAAGTCACATAATAAATGTGGATAGCTTGGGTCTGGTAGAACTAATGAACGTTCAATTGGTGTGTCTGATTGGATGAACGTTGCGTTGAGTGCTGGTAGTGAAGAGAATTCGTCTGCTAGATGCCATACATCTAGTGTAGATGCATATACAGAACGGAATTGACCTCTGATTTCTGATGGTTTGTAGCGATACTCTGCGTAGCGTTCTTGATAACCGAAGACTTGATCGTCTGTAGCGGTGTCTGTGAGATAGATTTCTTTATTTAGAATTGCTTGTTCTCCAAGTTCTTGGAGTTTTGGCCAGAAGAAATCGTAACGGGTTGAACGGGACCACATTCTGTTGAGTCCTTGTTGATAGGTAATGTCTGCGCGAGCGGCCATGAGTCCGATGACGTAGCCATGCTCGACAAAGGATTTAGAAAATCCAATGTTGTTTGACATATTTGCAGCAGTTGAATATGCGGCAAGGTTTGCTTGAGGGGTGGTGTTGGTCTCTGAGGTTTGTGGGATAACGTGTTGCTGTATACGTGTTGAACCTCCAGAGAGATATTCTGGTCGTTGTAGTCTGAAATCTGGTGAGACAACGTTGAAGTGTGCTCTGAGAATTTCGACGTAACGTGTACCACCACGAGCGTCAAGCTCAAGAAGAGATTGAACCATAATAGCTTGGCGGAATTGATTGATAGTTGCTGCTGTGGCTTCTGATAAGTCAGCGTATACGCGAGAGTGGTCTCCTGCTCCTGCTTGAGTTTTGGTAGAGATGTTGAATGCATTTGATGCTCCTGAGGTGTTATTTACACCAGATAGGAAAGTACCAGCGGCGTTTTGCATATAACCATAACCATAGGTTATTGAGTTTGCGGGACCTGGAACTTGTAGTCCCATACCTGTGGTTGTTGATGGATAAGTAATGGCTTCGCCATACACAGGGGCTGAAGTTCCTAATGGAAGTTCTACAGGGTCACCTTTTTGTGGCCATGGTAGTGCTGATGTAAAATAATCGTGGCGACGGCCGCGTTTAAGAAGAGTGTAATCTGTGCTTGCGTCCGGTCCGTCATCTTTATTGACTGTGACTCGGTTTTGTAAGTTTTGATCTCGGAACCATTCGTTCCAGATGAGATTGTAGGCACGTAGAGGAAGTGCGTTAACAGATACGCCTGATGATGGGGGTATGCCCATTTTATCGTAGATAGTACCTACTGTGCCAGTAACGTTTGATACTGTTGGGATTAAATAATCTGTAGAGTCGCCAGGGTCATCTTGGGCTCCATTGAATTTTTCCCAGTTGTTCCATACGAGGCGATTGGGAACGAAGAAGAAGAAGTAATCGACATACATGTTGTCTAAGAGTGGTACTACTTGTGTAGCTAGGCGCATGAATGATTGAACTGTAAGGTTCATTGTGTCGCCAGGTAGAACTTCTTCTACGAAGATGGGATTTAAGTAATCGAAGTTGTGAGTGTCTTTAACGGCTGAAGAGCGATCAAATTTTGATCGAGCCATGTTAACTTGTGGAGTTTTTGCGAAGCTGTGTTGATTGTATCTTGAACCAAGGTTCATATTTTAAGCCTTTCTTGTAAGCGTTTAAATTTTAGTTTGAGTATTGTTTCTTTTACTTTTGGCCTTGTCATCGCGCGTGGCGACGAATTTGTTAAGTATTCGTGGTCCTCCTTTGCTTTGTTTAGTTCGGCCATTTGAATAAGTTTGGGTTGTACTTGTGTAACATAATAGAAATATGTTTCTGGGACGTGTTTTTTTGCCCAGTCGATATAATATCGAGGAATTTTTGAGAGTTCACCGTTAGGTAATACGATGAATCCGTTTTGGAATGTGTGTTTGTAGTTTTTTTCTATCCATGATCTCCCCATGCCTCGAAGGCTTGGGGTTTTGTGATATGGATGATAATCGTGATCTTGATCTTTACCGTGAATTAATTTTTTGGCTGCATATCTTGCGATATAGGAAGCGGAGTCGATAGTGACGTCTCCGAAGTCGTGGGTACCTTTTTGCCAGATCTCTGAAATAATTTCAGAAGTGTAAAGGCGATCTCCACGATCAGTTGTAGTTTTAAATTTCTTGTCGGGTGGTTCCCAGTTGAAGATAAGAGCGTGCCAATGAGGCCTTTTATTTTTTTCACCGTATTCTCCTGTGACCATTCGGTCTATTTTGGTTCCAGGTTCATTATACTGTAACCATGATCGGAGTTTCGTCATAAAAGTTGAGAAGTGTTCTGGTATGAGGCGTGGCGATTCGAGATGCTCATCGGAATATGTGAGTGTTAGAAAGATGTTACGTTCGTGATATTGGGATTCGTGAAATGCGCGAATTGCTTTTTCCCGTCCTGTATTGAGACGGCATGGAAGGCATTTTCTACAGGGTATAGAGAACGGTTCAAGCCCAGGCATGGCTTGATTTTTAGAGAATGTGATAGTACCCTCGTGATTGAGGTTTGCTCGAAGAGGTCTGATACACTGCACTTGTATTGGGCCTTTTTTTTTAGAGTCTAATTCCACCGCGCATTGAGCGTGGGTTAATATTGTTCAGGGCTTGTACGCCGGTACTCTTTTTAAATGTTCTTTTTGATGCTTTATTAGACATTTTACGTCGCTTCATTTTGAGCTCCTTTTTAAGCTATGACACATAGCTTAGATGTGGGTTCGGCTAATTACAACAAGAGGATGTAATTAGCCGGACCACGTTAGACTGTTTTATTGCATGGCATTAACAGGTCTTTTGACCTGAACTGCTTTCAGCATGTGTTCAGGTGTTGGAAGTGATTCGATCTTTCCTGTTTGATCATCGTAAGTACCGATGTGATAGAGATCGTAATCTTCTGGGTATTTAGAGACCATTGATTTTTCGTCGTTTGCGACAGATGTGAAGTCTCTTTCGGCTTCGCCGTGTGTATGTTTGCAGAAGGGTGGATTAAAGACTTCTGCTTTAGAATCTCTGATTGTGAATACTTTTAGTTGCATGTTTGCTCCTTATTGTGCCTTTCGGCGGTTAGATTCGTAAGATTGGTTGTTCTAGATTTTTGTCAAGTTCCCCTATCCAAAAGGGGTACGGTTGTGCGCCCTTTGTGGCCAGGAGGAATATGACAAAAGAAGAATTAAGAACAATTGCTTTAAGAATATATGGAACCGTTCGGTTCTGTAATGGTGATCATAAAACTGCGTTAGAAGCAGTTATTGATTTTTTGTTAGGGCACGTTGCCCTGGTCGATGCGTCTAAAGACGCGAGGATTGGTTCTGTTGAACAAGAAGGGGAGGGGTGATGGCCCTAGGGGCTGGGCCCACCCCGCCCCTAGTACCCCCCCGGGTACGTCGTGTACGCACTCAGGCGGCGTTTCGCCTTTGTGGGGGCGCTCAGCGCCCCTTGCTACCGCATTAAAAGGGTTGGTTAAGGATAAGGTTTAGGGTTTTAGTAATTACTTTTTTTCGTCGTCGTTTGAATCGTCGTCGTTAGTTTTGGATTTAGAGGTTTTAGTTTTAGGTGAGCTAGTTTCTGTTGGTGTTTCCTTTTTTAGCGGTATTTTTAGACCAAGTTGGATGGCTTCTTGGTCATTTTGTGGGTTGTTTAGGAAGTTTAACATTTCAACGGGTGAGTTTTGAAAGCGTGAACGTAGTTCCGCTGGAAGTGCGTTGAATGTTTGTTGAGCAAGTGTAACTTGCGTCATTGATGTATGAAGGTCTTGTATTTCTGATAGATCTGCAAAGTTCCCTTGGACTTTTGCAAGATGTGTGATTTGGCCAGTTTTTTTATATTTGGCCATTATATTGTTTACGTCCGTTTGGGCGTGTTGAGATTGGTCTGTCATAGATGGGTCTTCGTTTACGATGTAAACTCTGCGTGTTCCATTTGGTCTGATTTCTACTTTTTTCATTTAGGGGCTCCTATTTTAATTTGTTGTTTGTTTTGCATTTCTGAAAGTTTTTTGTAGTAAGAACGTTCTGCTAATAAGTCTGCCGTAGATTTTGCTGATGACTGAGAGGCTTTATTGAAGAGATTTTTTGCCCAGTCATATACTGAGTTTTTTATATCTGCTTCAGGAATGCCTTTGGACATAACTTTGGTTTCCATGGCGGCTTTACCAGTTTGTGCTTTTGTTAATGCTTGTTGGTCGGCCATAAGACCGACTTCAGCTTGGTTTTTTTGAGATTGCATTCCTAGTG